GGTTTTATTTGCATAAATCGTCACCAGGGGAATCTGCCCAAGCGAGAAATCGCCTGACTCAACCAGCTCGTACTGCGCTGTAGCGTCGGATTGATCGAAGGAAGAGGGATATGGGAAGTTCCCTTGCATCTCTTTCTTCTGCTCTTCCTGCCTAAAGACGCGATAACGACCTGGCTCGATGACACGTACTTGGTCATAAACCTTTTCTCCGAACTCGCCGTCAGGAACTACAGCCTTTTCGCCAATCCGAACTTGTGTAAGGTTTCCGTAATTGGCTTCGCGGTCCAATCGCCAACCGTACACATCGGTCGGATCCACCTCAATCCAATAGGGCCGACGATTAAGAGCACGCTCCTCTGCAAGACTTCTTGCCCCCGAAGGCGCAGGAAAATCAACCAGCGTGTGACAGTGCCCATACGTCAGGGCACAGATCAAGAGTCGTCGAGCATATTCATCTAAATCTGATCCGCAGCCATCAACGTCCTTATTAAAGACATCTGTCCAGTAAGGGTCGCCTTGAACGCTAATAGGTTTACGAAGAATTAAGCCCGCAGCCGCTCGAAGCAACCGCTGTGTGTAAGGCGTAAATACAGATCGGTTTACACGGGCTAGATACGCTGAATAGTCCTCACGAGGCTCTAGAGGCAAAAACGCTTCACAGTTATCACGCAAATACTCCGTGCCGTTTGTGACGGCCTTCATGATTTCCCAGCCCTTCATCTGGTCGATGACAGCCCGTGTTCGCACAAACGGACTATCAACACTCCCCATGTAGGAGCTGCTGACCAAATGGGTCCTGACGAGCCCTGGGACGGAGTAAGTCATGTCATTATTTTAACCGTTGATTAGTTGTTGCAACCCCAGTTGCGCCGGGCAGCCTTGCCCCGTTCACCCTTCCAGTTTTTACTTCTTGCACAAAAAGATTTTTTACGTGCAGCTTCTTTTTTGTTTTTTGGCTTACCTTTTACCGGAGGTTTTAAGTTAGAACCAGTTTCGCGGTTGTATTTTGCTCGACCCTTTGCAGTCAGGCCAGCGCCTTTGGAGGCAGGACGTTTTTCGCCCCTGCCAACACTAAGATTCGGCCCCTTTTTGCGCGGTTTCTTTTCAGCCATTACTTTTTCCCCTTTGGCTTACGACGTTTATGTTGATAGCCTATCTTCTTTGAACCGGTTTTTTCGCGTTTAAATCGGGCTTTTTCGGCAGGTGACATCTCTTTAGTCGTCTTCGGTGTCTTGTCCGACACCCGTTTTGATGGACGACATGCTGGATAAGCCCTGTCTTCGCCTTTGGAGCGGCCACAAGGCTTCCCGGTCTTTATATCGACCCATTTCTCGTCAAACCATCGGCCAAGGCCACCACGGCCTTTACTTTTTGGTTTTGCGGGTTTTCGTGGTTTTTTTCGTTCCGCCACTGGTTGCCTTCTGGTAAGTGCCACCACGCTTTTTATACTCGCGCACCAGCCACGCATTTGCATACGCGCTTGGATAGACCGCGAACTTGCGCTTGGCTTCAGCCTTTACGCGGCTGTAAAGCGCCTTGTTTACTGGGACGTTTTCACTGGCCACAGCTGCACCGCATCTTCTTACTGCCCTTCTTCATGCCCTTCTTCTTCTTGGGCGGACGGCCCTTTTGTGTGCCGTAAGTTCCAGGACCCTTAGGCATGACGCAAAATGCGACGACATGCCCAGTCTAACCGTTACTTTTTCTTCTTACTAGCCGCCTTCTTCTTGCTTTTACGCACGGCCTTCATGTAGCCCTCACACCGCTTCATTGCAGCGCTTTTCTTGGCGGCCATACCAATAAACCAATAACAGTAAACGCATCCTAAACAGCTTTGGCGCCATATTCCAACGTCACACGCCGCTTCCTACCGCTAGGCGAGTTCCAACGGAAAAATCTCACCTGTACTGATGGATGAAGCTCCTCTTCCGGCGATTGCAGCGTCTTCCAGCGATGATCACACTCCAAACAACGCCGCTCACGCACACAATCGTTGTCCTGTGACGTATAACGCCCCATCACCTTGGATTCCTCTGATCCACACTTCGGACAACAAGGCGCGTTGAGCGGACGAAACATCCTCAATACAAGCGGTATGTCGTAGTTCCCATGGCCTCAGGCTTGGCCAAGTTGAACTGCTGAAGGACAAGATACCCGAAAGCATCAAAGGCGTGGTCCACTCCTAGATTTTTGTTAGGAAGCCCAGTGCCTGGTGCGTAAGTCAACGTCCGCAACGACTTAATCAGCTCCTTGCAACGCGGGTGGATCTTGACCCGTCGCGCTCCAGAAGCATCCATTAGACCCGTGTTGACCGCTGTAATCTTGTCGCGGATCTTCCACGGTGATCTGGGGCTTTGAACCGTAAAGCCACTGCGTCTGAGGATTGCGTGGTCCGTTACGCCCACACCGCTGGTTTTCCTTGCACCGCCTGTTGGGTCAGGACAAGCAATAACCCGACGATCCACACCGTATCTACGGGTGACCTCATCAGCAAAATCCCAAGTCGTGGCCCCGCCAGTCAACATGATCTCGTCAAACACGTACAACGTGTCCTGATCCTTAACTGCACAGATGCCACTCATTGGATCCACGTTGAAGTCAACGCCCAGCAACAACGGCTGAATCGAAATATCTTTGGCATCCGTTGAAATGTTGTCGTCTGAAAAACTGATGGCCACCAAACCAGTCAGGTTCTCGAAGGACGCTTCGAATTCCTGGCGGAACGTGCGCGAATCAAGTTGAGCGCGGGCTGCTTCGACCTCATGCTGGC